GCAAACAAGACTTTATTGAGTCGGCTAAGACCGCAAAACCGCCCAAAAAGACTAGAAAACAAATGCTTACCGATAAGATGAAGGATATGTAATGTTTAAAAAAGAAAAGATTAAACCTGAAAACTCTTTGTTGCAACCGCACAAACAGACCACGCTAGAAAAGAACGAAGATAAGCGTATGAAGCGTAAAGCAGAGCTATCTAAGCACTTTAACCAATTTGTTAAACAGATGGCATAAATGGATAAATTAGCCGATTTGCTCCGTCAAGGTGCAGATAAGTTAGTTAATCTGCCAACTGAAGCACAACGCTTTGTGACTAATCCACAGGCGTTTGTTCAGCTTTTGACAGGCAAAAACGCATTACCTAAAGAAACTGGGTTTGCGGCAGGTGCTACAGGATTACCCGCTCAACAAGGCACAGTATTAGACCCCAACTACCAAGCTTATATGCAAGGCTACGAACAAGGTGAGCCATTTGGTTATGCTGCTATGGCAACCCCCGCAGTAGTACCAGTTGCTAAAGCATTAGCCCCCAAAGCAGGGCAGATGGCTGAAAACTACATGGTAAATCAAGGTTTTATGCCAAGCATCGTTGCTTATCATGGCACACCCCATACCATTAAAGGCAAGTTTGACATAAGCAAAATAGGAACTGGCGAAGGAGCACAGGCTTATGGGCATGGTATGTATTTTGCTGAAGCCAAACCAGTAGCAATGGAATACGCAAAACAAAATCTCAAATACCCTAATACGCCATTAGGCGATGCACAGTTGTTTTTAAGGCAAAACTTGTTCGATTATGATGCCGCTAAAAAAGATGTGTTAAAAAATATTGATTCTTTGGAAAAATTTCAAAAAGGTAAATTTGGATATGAAGAATCTAAAGCTAAATATCAAGAAACGCTTAATTTGCTAAATAAAGGTAATGTGCCTAAGTTAGAAGGCAATTTATACAAAGTAGATATACCTGATGAATACATCCCTAATATGCTGGATTGGGATAAGCCATTGTTGCAACAAACACCGCAGGTACAAGAAGCACTTGCAAAACTAGGTATTAAAACTGACAAACAAAAATTAAGCCAATTTGATGATGCTTTACTTGACGCATTAATGAATGATGCTAGTAAACCTTTACCAAAACAACCAATTAATCCTAAAGGTCAAGACATATATCAAAAATTTGTACAAGACAATCCACAACTGACATCACAAAAATTTAGTGAAGTAGGAATTAAAGGTATACGCTATAAGGATGCTATGTCTAGGGGTGCTGATGACGGCACATCTAACTTTGTAGTATTTGACCCTAGCAATGTAAAGATACTAGAACAAAACAGCAAGCCAATGACCCGTAAAGAAATTATTGAGCAAGAACTAAAAAAGGTAGTAGAATAAACCCTAACTTAATCAATCACTTGGATAAGTATGGAAAATAAACAATTAAGAAATATCAAAGGTGCTGGCAGACCTGCTGGTAGCCCTAATAAATCAACCGCATTGGCTAGAGAAGCCATAGCACGCTTTGTTGATGGTAATAGCCATAAGTTACAAGAGTGGCTAGTAGCGATTGCTGATGACCCCAAATATGGCCCTAAACACGCATTCGACTGCTTTATGCAAGTGGCTGAATACCATGTACCTAAACTAGCCCGTACTGAGCATACTGGTAGCGAAGATAAACCCATCCGTTATGTGGTTACATGGAAGAAATAGACTTTGATGAACGGGTCATAGAGCTATACACCCCAAGAACTGTATTTGAGGACTTCCATAACAGACAACAACGATGGGCTGTGATTATTGCCCACCGCAGGGCTGGTAAGACTGTAGCCTGTATTAACGACATTCTTTGGCGAGCTTTGACCGAAACTAAGGAAAATGCCCGATATGCCTACATTGCCCCGTACTATGCTCAAGCTAAGTCTATTGCTTTTGATTACCTTATGCAGTTTAGCGAGCCTGCTAGGGTTAAGCACAATATCTCAGAGTTGTGGGTGGAGTTATTCAACGGGGCTAGAATTCGTCTATTTGGTGCAGACAATCCTGATGCTTTGCGGGGTTTATACCTAGATGGCGTAGTCCTAGACGAATATGCCGACATGAAGCCAAAGATATGGGGCGAGGTAATTCGACCCCTATTGGCTGACAGACAAGGTTGGGCTACATTTATTGGTACGCCAAAGGGTCATAATACCTTTTACGACATATACCAGTACGCCACGATTAATAAGAATGAATGGTATAGCTCTGTCTTACGGGCTAGTCAGACCCAATTAATCTTACAGGCTGAATTAGACGATGCCCTAAAGTCTATGAGCGTTGACCAATATCAGCAAGAGTTTGAATGTAGCTTTGAAGCTGCCATCATTGGGGCTATATACGGCACAGAGATGCGGTTACTGACCGATGCAGGGCGTATTGACAAGGTTGAGTGCGATACCTTATTCCCTGTGCATACGGCTTGGGACTTGGGCTTTAACGATGCTACGGCTATATGGTGGTATCAGGTCGTACATGGAGAGATACGGGTATTGGATTACCACGAAGCTCATGGGCAACCGATTGTGTATTACGCCAACCAAATTAAAGAACGACCATACGAATATGGTACGCATTGGCTACCACACGATGCACGAGCAAAGACTTTAGCAAGCGGTGGTAAGTCAATAATTGAACAATTAATAGATAAATTGCCCCTAAAAAGCGGAAATTTGTTTAAAATCGTACCTAATCTGTCATTACAAGACGGCATACAAGCTACAAGAATGGCGTTAAGTCGCACTTGGTTTGATGCCATGAAGTGTTCAGAAGGCATTGAATGTTTGCGTCAGTACCAACGGGAATACGATGAAGATAAGAAAGTATTTAGAGATAAGCCTAGACATGATTGGACTAGTCATGGAGCGGATGCTTTTAGGATGCTTTCTGTGGCTTGGCGAGATGAAGCAGAAATTGCGAAGCAAAACGCACCGATTCGTGGCATCGTTGTTGGACAGAATGAGGTTACGCTAGAGGAAATGTGGAAAACCGCCCCACAAAATAAATATCAAAGGTATTAACTATGAACGATACGCTAAACAAGACTTACGAAGATTGGTACAACACCATCGCCCAGTACGACAAGTCTTTTAGGGAATGGGAAGCAAGAGTACCAAGAATCATTAAGCGTTATCGTGATGACAGCCGTACCCGTAATAACCCCAATGCTCGCTTTAATATCCTTTGGTCTAATGTTCAGGTCATTAAGCCTGCCATCTTTGCTAGACTCCCACGCCCCGATGTAAGCCGAAGATTTAGAGATAACGACCCAATAGGTCGAGTAGCGTCAATGATGCTAGAACGGGCTTTAGAGTACGAAGTCGAGCATTACCATGATTATCGTTCCGCTATGGATAACGCTGTGCTTGACCGCTTATTAGGTGGTAGAGGTACAGCATGGGTTCGTTATGAACCACATATTGTTGCAGAGCAAAATAACATCAACGAAGGTATTGCAGGTCAAATGCCCGAAGATGGGCTACAGATTACAGAGGATGCCGATGAAGCAGAAACGGAAAACGCTGAACTGGTGGAGTCGCAGGAACGCATTGAATATGAGTGTGCCCCTGTTGATTATGTGCATTGGCGTGATTTTGGTCATACTGTTGGACGGACTTGGGAAGAAGTAACAGCCGTATGGCGTAAAGTCTATATGAGCCGACAAGCTCTGATTGACCGCTTTGGTGAAGAAGTTGGTAGCAAGATTCCGCTAGATACTAAGCCTGAGTCAGACAAATGGGCTACCAAACAAATGACTGCCGAGCATTTCCAAGCCTGTATCTATGAGATTTGGGATAAAGAACAAGGCAAAGTCTTTTGGGTTAGCAAGTCGATGGGTGAGATTCTTGATGAAAAGGATGACCCACTACAGTTAGAGGGATTCTTCCCTTGCCCTAAACCAATGTACGCCACATTGACTACAGACAGCTTAGAGCCTGTGCCTGACTTTGTACTATACCAAGACCAAGCCAAGCAATTAGACACGCTTGCAGACCGCATAGATGGCTTTATTAACGCCTTGAAAGTACGGGGTGTCTATGACGCATCCGAACCTAGCCTTGCAAGACTATTCTCTGAGGGCGAGAACAACACCCTGATACCTGTTAAGAACTGGGCTGCTTTTGCTGAGAAACAAGGCATGAAAGGGGCTATTGACCTAGTAGATATAACCCCAATTGCTCAAGGTTTGACGATGGCTTATCAGGCTATGGAGCAAGTCAAGGGTCAGATTTACGAGATTATGGGTATTGCCGACATTCAACGGGGACAGACTGACCCCAATGAAACGCTTGGTGCTCAGATTATTAAGTCAAATAACGCAGCAGGCAGACTTAAGAATATGCAACACGCAGTCGTTGACTTTGCTACCGAGCTTCTAAGTATCAAGGCTCAGATTATCTGCAAGCACTTTACTGACGATACGATTGTCAAGATTAGTGGTGCAATGCAACTAAGCCCACAAGACCAACAGTTAGTACCGCAAGCCTTACAGCTATTGAAAGACGAACCCGCCAAGAACTTCCGTATTGAGGTTACTAGCGATTCGATGATTTATCAGGATGAGCAACAAGAGAAAGCCGACAGAATCGAGTTCTTAGGTGCTTTATCCCAGTTTATGAACCAAGCCTTACCAGTAGCTACCCAAGCCCCTGAACTAACCCCATTACTCATGGAGATGCTCAAGTTTGGCGTGACTGCGTTTAAGGCTGGTAAAGGTATGGAAGGGCTTATTGATGAAACTGCCGACCAATTTAGAAATAAAGCTAAAGCGATGGAAGGCCAACCCAAGCCACCCCCACCTGAAGTGCAAAAGATTCAGGCTCAGACTCAGGCTAAGATGCAAGAAATGCAGATGTCGGTACAACTGGAACAGCAAAAGATGGCTGCTCAAATTGAATTTGAAAAGGCTAAACAGGAATATCAGGCACAAGAGAATCAACTTAAATTCCAACTTGAAGAACAGCGTAATGCTCAAGACCGAGAGATGGAGATGAAGTTAGCTCAGATGAAGATGATGACTGAGCGTAATACTCAACTCTTGCTTGCTTATATCAATAACGGGGCTAAGATTGAAACGGCTCGTATCTCAGCAGGTGTAGATAGTGGCGAGGGAATTGCTGAAGAATACACAATGGATGAGGATATGCTACGGGCACAAGAACACCCCCTAGCCCCCATAGCTAACGCTATTGCACAAGGTAATCAAGACATGACGGCTACTTTAGGTGCTTTAATTGACAGACTAAACCAACCCAAACAAGTTCTGCGTGACGAGAACGGCAAAATCATAGGAGTCCAATAATGCCAACCAACCTTAAATATTCCAACGGAACTCGTAATGCCCAACAAAATGGGCTTATTACCTATGCTGGGTCAGGTTCTTTAATCAACATCTATTCAGGTAGCCAACCTGCTAACGCCAATACAGCCATATCAGGGCAAACCCTACTGGTTACTTTGACAGTATCAGGCTCATTTGGTACGGATAGCAACGGAACGATTACCTTATCGACTGTGACCAATGGAACTGCGGTGGCTACTGGAACTGCGTCATTCTTTAGAATTACCCAATCTAACGGCTCAACTGTAGTGATGGATGGGTCGGTAGCTACTAGTGATGCCGACTTGGTACTAAACAATACAAGTATCGCAACAGGTCAGGTTGTAAGCATCTCCGCAGGTACGATTATTAGAGCAAACCAGTAAGGATAAATTATGGCTTTAGTCCTAAAGGATAGGGTCAAAGAAACGACCACTACCACAGGCACAGGCTCATTTAGCCTTGCTGGTGCGGTTACGGGGTATGATTCTTTTGGTCAAATTGGTAGTGGAAATACCACTTATTACGCTGTTTACCTTGATGGGGGTTCAGAGTGGGAAGTCGGTATTGGCACATACACAAGCCCATCGACCCTATCTCGTGACACCATCTTAGCGTCTAGTAATAGCGGTAGCGTGGTTACATTTAGTGCAGGGCAAAAGACCATTTGGTGCGATTACCCCGCAGGTAAAGCTGTTTATACCGATGCTAGTGGTTCAATATCTCAGCCTATTGTTAATATCTCAGGCATTACTGGGGCTATTTCTACAGTCGATACCATTGCGTTTGACACCACTTATGCCACAACTTTGACGGCTGGGCAGATTGGATGGAACGGAAACGATACGCTAGGTTTAGGCATGATTGGCGGTAATGTCGTGCAACATATTGGCGAAGATACATTCTTTTATGTAAAAGCTAGTTCTGCTATCACCAAAGGTCAGCTATGTATGTTTACTGGTGCGGTTGGCTCAAGTGGCGTATTGACTGCTGCTCCAGCTACTGCCATCCCATTTGCTGAAGCCATTATTGGTGTAGCTGCTGAAAATATAGCCAACAACGCATTTGGTTTAATTCAAAACACAGGAACATTAAAAGGTGTTAATACATCAGCTTTCTTGGATGGTGACATTCTTTATTACAACTCTGCCGTAACTGGTGGGTTTACAAAGACATACCCTGCAAGTGGCCCTGTTGTTATTGCTGCTGCGGTAGCTAAATCCGGTTCAGGCGGTTCAGGCATCCTTACTGTTCGTATTTCATTCCAAACAAGGGTAACTGGAAGCACAGGGCTTTCCGTAGTTCAGGCTAATGACACAGTAGCCTTGACTAATACAGGTGTGACTTCTGCGGTAGCTGGTACAGGCATTAGCGTTAGTGGTGCTACTGGTGCGGTAACCATTACCAATACCGCCCCCGACCAAACAGTCAGCCTTACGGGTGCTGGTACTACAAGTATTTCAGGGTCTTACCCTAACTTTACAATTACAAGTAACGACCAATACACAGGAACAGTTACAAGCGTTGCTGCGTTAACTTTAGGTACGACAGGCACAGACCTTAGTTCTACAGTTGCAAACGGCACTACGACCCCTGTAATCACGCTACAAGTACCAACAGCGTCAGCTACCAATCGAGGTGCGTTAAGTTCTACCGATTGGACTACCTTTAACAGCAAGGCAAACGCCTTTACCTATACGACCAACTATATCCCGTATGGTCAAGGAACGACAACGCCTAACCAATCGGCTAACCTGACTTATGACGGCACAACTTTAAAAGCCCAAGCGGTCAATGCCACCAATGGAATTGTGGTTAATAGCAAGACTGTATCGGCAAACTATACGATTGCAAGTGGTGATAACGCAATGTCATCAGGGCCAGTCACCTTATCAAATGGTGTAACAGTTACAGTATCGAGTGGCTCACGCTGGGTAGTGCTGTAAATGCTTGGCTTTAACGCCTTTTCTGAACTAGCAATATCGGACATTAGTTTGCCCGTTATTACGGGAGTTTTAAACGCTACAGATAGTAATGACACCGCAGCTTTAATAGGCGAAGTATTAGTTGAAGGCGTAATCAATACTACCGATGGCAACGACTTTGCCTTACTAAGCGGTGAGAATAGGGTTGACGGGGTAATAGACACTACCGATAGCCCTGATACTGATGCTTTTATAGGTGCAGTAGCCGTATCAGGTGTAATAAGTGCAACGGATGGCACAGACACAGCAAGCCTATTGGGTGCAGTTAATGTATCAGGAATCATTGATACTACCGATGAAAACGACACCGCATTACTGTTAGGTGAAACTGGCCCAAGCCCTGAGCCATCGGGAATAGATACCCATGACGGCTTTACACCTGAAGAAATCCGCAGAGCTAAACGCCTAGATGCCAAGATTAGGGCTAGACAGCTTGCACTTTACAAAGCCCAACAAGAAGCCAAAATACGCAGAAAACAACAACTGCGTGATGCAATCGACCCACCAAAAATTGTTGCAAAACAGAAACAAAATAAACTACAATCTATTCAAGAGGTTAAGGCTGGTACACCGCCAGTTGATACTACAGAACTAGAGCAGTCTATTGCCTACCTTGAGAACCAACGCAGTAAGTTATTCAGGGCGGCAGAATTAAGACAGCAACAAGCCTATATATCGGCACAGTTAGCGATTCTTGAAGCCCAGCGACTTGCTGAAGCGGATGATGAGGAAACTATACTGATGCTTTTATGACACCTTTCGGGCAATATAAAAAAGGACTAGACCTGCTCCACATGGGGCATTACCATTCAGGGTTTCGGCTCTATGAGTTTCGGTGGCATCCCAAGACTAGGGAAGCATCGGGTGAAAAATGGGATAAATGGGTAAAAGCCCCCAAATGGAATGGTGAACGCCTGTATGGTAAACACATTACTGTGCAGATGGAACAAGGCTTTGGGGACATTATTCAGTTCTCCCGATTCCTACCATTACTAAAGGCTTGGGGGGCTAAAGAACTATCGGTTATGTGCCATCAGTCAGTTATGCAACTTTTAGGGCAGATGGATTGTATTGACACCCTTTCGTGTGTGCGTGACGAGGGCAGACCGCTAGAAGCCGATTATTGGGTAGGTAGTATGAGTTTGCCCCATTTTGCCCTACACGCCCCCATGTATGTGCGTCAGTCATTCCCTATTAGCCAAGCAAAGATTGTAGGCTCTGAGGGCTATTTAAACGCCATTCCAAGCGGTATTGAGCGTAAGGTAGGGGTCAACTGGCACGCCAGTACAGGGCCACTCCATTACATTAAGTCTATTGATGTCACTATATTGCGTGAAATGCTAGGCAACGATGTCTATTCCTTAAATTTAGCCACAGACGATATATTTCAACCCCTACCCCCTGACGGGTGGAAAGAGAACTTCTTTAAGACCGCTTGCCACATGAAGTCTATGAAAGCGGTGGTTGCCCCCGATACGGCTACGGCTCACCTTGCTGGTGCATTAGGGGTCAAATGTTTCTTGCTATTGCCTGAAGATGACTATATTTGTTGGCGTTGGAAAAATGCAACATGGTATGACTCTGTTGTACCGCTTAGAAAACAGGATTGGCACAAATTACCACACTTATTGGAGAAGCTATGATTTGCCCTAAATGCGGTTACTCTGAATCAAATCATGTAATTACAAAATCAGACAAAGAGAAATACCTAGACTTTTGGGGGTTTCAGATGGGAACTCCTGAAGCTGAAGAAGCATGGAAACAAAAGCAAGAAATGACCGCCAAAGAATCCCCGATGGTTATGTCAGACATTGAGGGCTATGTATCTCAGGTCGATGGCACATGGATTAAAAGCCGAAGTCATCACAGAGAACACCTTAAACAGCACCGAATGATTGAGTTAGGTAACGATGTACCCAAGCAACACAAGCCTGTAGAGCTTAGTCGTAAAGAGCAAGAAACCCGTAAACGCAAGATTGCCGAGCTTGCTTACGCCAAACTAACTTATCGTTAAGGAGTAATCATGGCAGACCGCAGAGAGATGTTGGAAGCAGCAATGGCAGATGTAGAAATCCCACAAGATGAGGGTAAACCCTTAGAGGAAGAACATGAGGAAGTGCAAGAGGAAGTTTCTCAAGACGAACTTGCTCGCAATGAGAAGGGACAGTTTGTCGCTAAAGATGAAGCGGTGGCAGAGGAAACGAGCATTGAGGCTGTTGCAGAAGATACGACTGAACCCGAACAGCCCGAAGAACAGCCTGAGAGTGGCGATATACCAAAGCCTACAACTTGGAAGAAAGACCTTTTACCTCTTTGGGATAAGATAGCCAAAGGCGAAACATTAACTAAAGAAGAAAGCAGAAAACATCTTGAATACCTTAACCAACGAGAAAACGAGTTTAAAAAAGGCGTTAGCGTATATAAAGCAGAAGCGGAGCGAGCAAAGGGTCTTGAGGAAGCGATTAACCCATTTATCCCTGAACTCCAAGCACAAGGAATACACCCAACCGCATGGATAAACAACTTAGGTCGGGCACACATGATTCTGACCAAAGCTCCCCATGAACAGAAAGTGCAAATGTTTCATAGACTTGCACAAGATTATGGAGTAAACTTAAATCAAATTAACGAACCGCAACAACCAGTTGACGCATATACTCAACAGTTAATGCAACAACTTTATCAAGTTAATCAAGAGGTTAGCACGATAAAAGGGCGGTTTGAGCAAGAAGAACAAGCTCGATTGAATAATGAGATTGAGCGAGTACGAAGTGACAGAGAGCGGTTTCCGCACTTTGATATGGTTAGGGAAGAAATGGCTCAACTACTTGAGCTAGGTAAGGCCCAAGACCTTGAAACGGCTTATGCAAAAGCTGTGCGTATGAACGATGAAGCCTTTAGGTTGGAACAGGAAAAACTCCTGAGCAACGCTACAAAGCAAGCATCTAAGGCACAACAAGTAGCACGAGCCAAAGCAACGGCTGTTAGCCCAAAATCCGTTACTCCTAACGGGACACAAGCGAAAGTCGAAGCAAAGGACAGGCGTTCTCTACTGATGGCTCAAATGACCGAAGCAGAGAGCGGTAGGCTTTAATTAACTTAAAAAGGAAATATCATGGCATTTGCTAACTCAGCAATCACCGATATTATCGCTACCACCATTCAAAGTCGTAGCGGTGAATTGGCTGATAACTTAACGCAGAACAATGCGATTCTGCAACGCTTAAACTCTAAGGGCAATGTACGCCCATTCTCGGGTGGTAATGTGATTTTGGAAGAAATCATGTACAACGACCCTAACACCAACAACGCTAATTCATATAGCGGTTACGAAGTATTGAACATTGCTCCTGACAGCCCAATTTCTGCTGCTCAGTTCAAGATTGCTCAGTACGCTGCTGCTGTAACAATGAGCGGTTTAGAGATGCTCCAAAACTCAAGCAAAGAGGCAATCATTGACCTGTTAGATGGTCGTATGCAAGTTTCTGAAGCCCGTCTTTTGAACCGCATTTCAGGCGATTTGTATGGCGATGGACTTGGTAATGGCGGAAAAAACATTGACGGCTTAGCTGCCGCAGTAGCAGTTTCCCCATCCACAGGTACATATGGTGGTATCAATCGTGCTAACTGGGAATTTTGGCGTAACCAATCAACTACTGGTCTAACCTCTACTAACACCCTTGCTAAGATGACTGAAGCAGCCATCAAGCAGGTTCGTGGTACAGACAAGGCTGACTTGTACATTGCAGGTAACACCACATATCAGTATTTTGTAGGTGCATTACAAGCAATTCAGCGTATTACTACCGAAGAAAGTGGTGCAGCAGGTTTCGCATCCCTCAAGTTCTACGGCGGTGGTACATCTGCTGATGTCGTACTTGGTGGTGGTATTGGTAATCAAGAAACTGCAACTTATATGTATCTCTTGAACACCAATTACATTTTCTTCCGCCCACACAAAGAGCGTAATTTCGTACCTATCGGTGGTGAGCGTCAAGCCATCAACCAAGATGCGATTGTTAAGCTCTACGGATGGGCTGGCAATTTAACCACCAGCAACGCTCAGTTGCAGGGTATTTTGACCACCTAATTTGTAAAGGAAAAATCATGGCTTACTCAGTACTCCCCATTGCAGGCGTTGAATTAGAAACAATTACGCCTGAATCGTTTGAATACACTAACGGCACGACTGTTATTGGAATCCCAAGTTTTGGCCCACTCGGCTCACAGACTTTTGGTTCTGATGGTTTGCGTTATGTATTTGCTAAAGCAGGTGGCACGATTGCCGCAGGTGCAACCGATGTAACTGTTAATGCTTCAACCTTTGCCGCAACTGCTACTGGTGGCACTTATATTGCACCAGCAGAGTCGATGGTATCAGGTGATTATGGTTGGTTTGGAAAAACTAGCGTTTAATCAAAAATTGTAGTAAAAACAAGGGGCTATCTCGTAATGGGGTAGCCCTTTTTTCTTTTTAACCGCAGTATCCTAACCACTTGGGAGTTTTAAATGATTGAAAGCGATAGCAGAGATGCAGATTCTCGTCTAGCAGTTAAGTTTTATAAACGAGCAATGAAACTAGAGAATGAATCCAACGAAGCTGGCAGACCAATATTCAAAGATTACGACTTTGTACGCATTATGGTCGCTGGTGACACCCTTACTGAGATTGACACCTATGCACGAGATAGCCACAAACAGCGTTTTCCAAAGCAATGGCTTCAATATCAGGCTACACAAGACTCTAGTAGTGAAATGATTGGAACGCCTGTAGAGGAATGGACTTTAATTAGCCAATCCCAAGCCCAAGAGCTACGGGGTATTAAGTTTATGACAGTCGAATCCATCGCTAACGCATCAGACTTACAGCTTCAACGCATTGGCATGATTGCTGGTATGTCACCCCACGCCTTTAGGGATAAGGCTAGAACCTTTTTAAACCTTGCCGAAGAAACCGCAGAAGCCACAAAAAGAACTGAAGAAATTAATCAGTTAAAGCAAGAACTTGCCAAAAAAGACGAGGAAACTGCTAAAATCAAGGCTGAAACTGATGCGAAGCTCGCCCTAATGCAAGAACAAATGGCGGCTATACTTGCGGCAGTTGGTGAAAAGAAACCCCGCAAAAAGAAAAGCGTAGAGGAAGCCTAAACTATGTCATCAACGATGCTCCAACTCGTGCAACAGACCACTAGCGAGTTAAACCTTGCTATTCCTACCTATGTTGCGGGTAATACCAATCAAGATGTACAACAAGTTCTAGCCCTAATGAATCGTGCTGGCTATGATTTGGTTAAGGAATATGATTGGCAAGCCTTACAGTTGGAGTATCGGTTTTACACCGATGCCGTAACCTTTGTAGGTGCTACAGTTAGCGACCAAAGTTATAACATTATTGTTACTGGTGACGCTACAGCCCTAAACGGCAACTATTCGATTACAGGCACAGGCATTAACCAAGATACCTATGTGCAATCTGTAACTTTAAACGGCACAACCTCTACCATTGTAATGAGCCAATTAGCTAGTGGCACATACACAGGAGTGACTTTTACCTTTTCACAGACTAAGTACCCATTACCCCCTGATTTTGAAACCATTACGGACAATACGCATTGGAACAAAACAAAGCATTGGCAGATGTTAGGCCCTGAAGATGCTCAACAATGGCAATGGCTAAAGTCGGGTTATATCTCGACAGGCCCACGCATTAGGTGGCGTATTTTAGGCAATAAGTTTCAAATTTGGCCGCCTTACAACACACAGGAATATTTAGGTTTTGAGTACCGCTCAAAAGGTTGGGCTAGAAGTGTTACTGACCAAGTAAAGAATAGCTTTACGGCTGATACTGATACGACCATATTTGACGATACAGTATTGGTTTTAAGCACAAAACTTAAATATTTCCAAATCAAAGGATTTGATACTACTGCATTGCAACAAGACTATTTCCGCTATCTAAATGTCGCTAAAGCCAACGATAAAGGCTCTGCTAACCTGTCGTTTGCACCATACCCAACTAAGGTGCTTATCGGTTACGCTAACATTCCTGATACTGGTTACGGAACTTAAACATGGCTGTAGCTCAACAAAGACGGGCAGTTACAGCTTCTCTACCATCCCCCATTGGGGGTTGGAACGCTAGAGATTCTTTGGCTGAAATGAACCCACTTGATGCGGTTCAGATGGTCAATTTCTTTCCTACACCTACGGATGTAACGATGCGTAAAGGCTATACAAAGTCCTCTACAGGTATTACGGGTGCGGTACTAGCTTTGATGAATTACAGTAGCCCAACCACAAATAAGATGTTTGGGGCTACCGCCACCATTATTTATGATGTCAGCACATCTACGGCTACCCAAAGTCTAACAGGCAACACCGATGGTAAATGGATACATTCAAGCATTACAACGGCTGGTGGCTCGTTTATGCCTGCTGTAAACGGGGTTGACCCGATGGTCGTTTATGATGGTACAAGATGGTCAAGAAGTGCTACAACCGACACCGCACAAACCATTTCTACTCAAACTAGGGGCGGTACAGGCAATTTAACTGCCACAGTTACTACTTCTGTAGCTCATGGATTAGTTACAGGTAACACCATAACAGTCGCAGGGGCAACACCCACCCAATTTAACGGCACTTTTCGCATTACTGTTACAGGTGCGACAACTTTTACCTACCTAATGGCTACCGCACCAAGTGGTGATGCTAGTCCCGTAGGTACTTATACGATTGATTATTACATTACAGGTCTAAATTCCAATACATTTGCAACTGTAAACTTGTTTAAAGAGCGTCTTTACTTTGTAGAAAAAAACAGTTTGAGCTTTTGGTACTTGCCTGTTGACAGTATTAACGGGGCAGTTAGCGAATTCCCTCTTGGTGGCATCTTTAAAAAGGGTGGCTACCTACAAGCAATGGGAACTTGGACTATTGACGCTGGTTATGGAGTCGATGACCTAGCCGTTTTTGCTACAAGTAACGGAGAAGTAGCTGTTTACAAGGGTTCTGACCCATCTGACCCTGATGATTGGGCTTTAGTAGGTATTTGGAACATTGGACAGACTTTTACTCGCAAATGTATGTTTAAGTTTGGGGGTGACATCCTTATTTTGACCGAAGATGGTCTTGTACCCTTATCAGCAGGCTTGCAATCTACTCGTTTAGACCCACGAGTTAACATTACTGACAAGATTTTTTACGCTATTAGCCAAGCTGCTGACCGATATTCCACTAATTTTGGCTGGCAAATCAATTACTTTGCTAAAGTTAATATGCTGATTGTCAATATTCCCGTAACTGGGGGTTCTGAACAATATGTTATGCACAACATTACGAAGTCGTGGGGAAGATTTACCAATATCAACGCAAATTGCTGGGAATTAAGCGGTGATGACATTTATTTTGGTGGAAATGGCTTTGTAGGCAAGTTTTATGACACTTTTGCCGATGCTGGCACAAACATTAGAGCTTTTGTACAGCAAGCCTACTCGTATTTTGAGTCTAGGGGGCAACAAAAACGCTTTACTATGGTACGCCCTATCCTACAGACAGATAACGGCTTACCGACTGTTTTATGCGGTTTAAGCACCGATTTTGATACTGTTGACCTTACAAGCCAAATATCCTTTAACCCGTCTATTTTGCAAACAGGCGAATGGGATTTAGATACATGGGATAACGCCAACTGGGGCGGTGGTTTAACCACTACAAAGATATGGCAAGGCGTGACAGGATTAGGCTATGCTGGTTCGGTCAGTATGAATGTGGTTAGTCAAAATATTGAGTTTCATTGGGCATCAACCGATTTTGTAATGGAGCGTGGCGGGGTATTGTGAGGCAAGTTACGACTGAAAATCAGCGATATTTGGGGGAATGGCTGGTTCGAATACTTAACTTTCCCTTACCTGAAACCACCCAATGTATTGGGCAGTTAAAAGACGGCAATTTGGTAGCGGTAGCAGGATATACCAACTTTATGCCAAAGGCTTGTGAGATACATATTGGTAGCGTTGGTGAGCATTGGGCTAGTAAAGATTTTATATGGGCGGTATTTGATTACCCCTTTAATAAACTTGGAGTTAGCGTTATACTAGGGCAAATCTGTGCTGATAACACAGATGCCCTAAAGTTAAACCGACATTTGGGCTTTAAGGTTGTAGCTGAAATACCTGATGCCCACATGAGTGGTGATTTAGTGATTATGGCTATGAGAAAAGAGGAGTGTCGGTTTCTGAACATCCGATGCTCTTTAAACAAGGGAGAATAGTATGGGTGGTGGTGGATTTTTAGGATTAGGGCCTGCTCCAAGTGCCCCTGCTGCTCCTAATTATGCGGCAGCAGCACAAGAAACTGCGGCTGGTAATTTAGATGCCGCTAGACAAGCAACTGCGGCTAACCGAGTTAATCAAGTCACGCCTTATGGCAATCTTAGCTATTCTATTACTGGTGCTGACCCTTATGGCAACCCTACATGGACAGCTACTCAGACTTTAAGCCCCGCCCAACAACAACTGCTTGATTATCAAAACCAAGCTAGTCTTGGATTAGGCAAACTTGCAGGTCAAGGCTTAGGTTATGTCGAAAATATGCTCAAAACCCCGTTTAATACGGCTGCTTTGCCAAGCACAGGGTTTAATCCTAGTCAGACATACCAAGAAGCCTACATGCAACGGCTTGCCCCACAATTACAACAAGGGCGTGAGCAATTACAGCAACGATTAGCAAATCAAGGTATTGACATTGGCTCTACAGCCTATGACCGAGCCATGATGCAACAAGCTCAGCGTGAAAATGACCTATTGGCTGCCGCCACAACTCAAGGATTTGGTGTTGGTCAGCAAGCCCGTCAGACTGCATTACAAGAGCAAGCCTACCTTAGAAACGAACCATTAAACACCCTATCTGCGGTGCGTACAGGGGCACAAGTACAAGGCCCACAATTTGTTAATTCTGCCCAACAAGCTACGACTGCTGGCCCTGATATATTAGGTGCTGCAGGGATGCAATACAACGCCCAAATGGGTGACTTTAACGCTAAGCAAGCCGCCCAAGCTAACCTTAATCAAGGATTAATGGGATTAGGTGGTGCTGGAATTATGGCGTTTTCGGATGTTAGATTGAAAGAAAACATTAAACCTGTAGGCGTAATGCCTAACGGCTTAACCCTTTATAGCTTTGAATATGTTGATGAAATTAAATCCCACCCATTAGCAGGCGATGGTGTTCATGTTGGTGTAATGGCACAAGAAGTAGAACAAGTATTCCCATACGCAGTTAAAACCCTAGATGACGGCTATAAAGTCGTAGATTACGGACTATTACCATGAATATGTACAACCCCTACATTCAGCAGATGCCCCAAACCCAAGATTTAGGTGGGTTATCCCCATATATGCAAAACATAGCAAATCAACAAGCTATGCAAAATATGGCTATGCAACAGGCTCAGGGTTTAACACAAGATGCAGGGCGTACAGTACAAGGTGGTATGAATCCATTAGCTATGGCTATGATGTTACGAAAAGGTCAAGACAAACAAAATATTAATGCTGCAAACGCTGAAATGGCTAATTTTAATATGCGACCTGCACAGAATTATTATTCTGCTGGTATGAATCCTATGAATATTCAAAGCGATATGGACTATTAATATGTCAAACGGACAAATGCCCATGATAAATGTAGGCGGTGGATTGCCACCTGAAATCCTACAGCAACAGCAAGCTTTAAACCGCCAACAACAGATGGCTCAGTTGCTAATGCAACAGGGTCAATCTATGCCGTCAGGTCAAATGGTAAGTGGGCGTTATGTTGCACCTAGTTTTTTTCAGTACGCTGCACCTTTAGCCCAAATGTATGCGGGTTCACGCCTTGCCGAAAAAGGCGAAAAAGCTGCATTAGATTTGGCTGCAAAATTGCGTGAAACACAAAGTAAAGAAATTGAACAGTTTGGTGAGTTAATGAAAACTGACCCTGCTGCTGCATATCGTCTTGCTGCACAATCTTATGTGCCTGAATTAAGAGCTACTGGCGTTAAGAAAATGATGCCTGAAGATGTAACCTTAGGCGAAGGTCAAAAACGATTTATGGTAATGCCTGACGGCACAACTCGTGTTATAGCTCAAGGCGAAGAAAAATTTAAACCACCATTACAGGTTGACACAGGAACTTCTATTGAGTTTCGTGACCCTCGTGACCCAACTAAAGTATTACAAGTTATACCTAAATCTCAAATGCCTACTGCTGGACAAGTGGTTGAGCGTGAAGAAGGTACTTTCTTGGTTGACACAAGAACTGGGCAAGCAAAACCCGTTGTTGGCCCACAAGG